CCGCTGACGTGAAGCAATCAGGCTGTACGGTATCGACATGATGTCATCAGGGTTGTTGATGCGCTTGATGTTACGCTTCGACGACATCGCCAAACGGCGGACTTGCGACGAAGGCTCCGTGCCGAACTCAGGGGCCATTTCGCAGGCCAAGTTATAACGGAACGCACGCAGATAGCCGGGCGGGAAATGTAGTTGCGTTGCCAGCGTCGCAGGCTGCGTCAGTTCTTCAACCGAAATGAAATGCCATGTCAGGTCCGCTGTGGGGCGCGGATAAATAAACATTTCAATGTCAGGGTACGTCATGTTGACGAAAATAACTTGCGGAAATGTCGATGTGACGGACTTGACCGCGATACCGTTATACTGCTGCTGGTTGATAAATTTGATGCCGTAGCTGACGCCGGTGCCGGGCTGGACGAAGTACGTCGATTCATCAAGCAGGACAGGGCGGTTGCCGACGAAGTCGCCGGAAGGCCCAAGCGTGCGCGATATTTGCCCTGCGGGCCATGTGAATATTTGGTCTTGTGTTGCAAAGACGGACAGGCGCTCTGTGTTCCAGCTATCAATCATCTGGTTCATGGCGCGCAGTGCGTCTTGCGATGTCTCAGCCGATGGAACTTCGCCTTCTGCCAGAACACCTAGAAGCCTAAGCGATCCGTTGATTATGTCCCCAGCCGTATCCATTGGTTAGTCTTCCTGCGTTGTGCGGCGGCGACCTTTGGCTGCCGGCATTTCGTTTACTGGCGCCTCTACAGGCGCGTTAGGATTATAGCGTTCCCAACCAAAATATTCATCAGAAATCGCTTCTTCTTCTGAAATAGCGACTTTTGCGCCGTGGACTTCGTGAACAAGATATATAGCAGCCATAGAAACTCCGTAAAATGGACGGCCCGAAAGCCGTCCACTATATTAGCTGATCGCCATGAACTGCCACTTGGTGCCGTCCGCATAGAACAGCTTGCCACGGCCAGTAGCGTTCGTCGTAATGCCGAGCGAACCTACAGGTGCGGAAGTGGTTGTTGTGTTAGCGGTAATCGCCGTGCTGAGAATGTAAACACCTGCGTTAAGATTGGCGGCTACTTCGTCGCCTGTTGTTTCGATTGTCGAAGCAACAACGCCGCCGTTGGCGACGATAGCGCCGGTGGCGACGATAGCGCCGCTAACCGTGACGCTTTCAAACTCAGGGTCGGCGTAAGCAACGCCTACTGCTTTAGTATTGGGCATAATTGTTCTCCTGAAAAGGATGCCCCGACCGTAGCCGGGGCAAACCTATTAGCCAGCAATGCGGTACAGGTTGTACGTTGTCGCGCTGGTTTTAACAGCACGGAACAACACGCTGCGCGATGCAACGCCTGTACCAACGCCAACCAGCGTCCAGCCTGTGCCTGCCGTGATGGTAGGAACGCCGGTGCTGGTAGCAATCAAAGCAAACTCAAACGACGAGTTAACTTTGGCGCTGCTAACGTCAGCGTCAACAACGCTAACAGCAGGAAGCGCAAGGTCAGCAGTGCTGCTTGACGTGTATACAACTGCGCCACCAGCCAAATCGGCAGTGGTCAGCGTAACACCTGCGGTGTACGCAGTAGGGATTGCGGATACGCCCAGCGTGACTTCGCCGAGGTTGCCGTCGCCAACTTGATAACCGCCGGCGCCATTAGGTAGAATAGCCATGATAAAAATCCTTTAAAAAGTTTGGCCCCCGGCGAACCGAGGGCCATGTTTAAATTAGCCCCACATCCGGACGGCCATTTGCGGACGGATCGTGCTGTAGCCATACAGAACGTCAATACGGCAAGGCATACGGTCGTTGTTGATGTCGTACTGACGAACAACGCGAAGCGAGATGCCGTTGTGTACCTGACGCGAAGCCATATCTACGCCTTGTGGGAGCAGAAGGTCGGCGGTTGCGAAGGTGATGGCATCCTTGTGGTAGATGAGGTTCTGCGCGTATTGCGAGTTGGATGCACCAACGAACACAACTGCTTGGCTGTTGGCAGGCAGTGCATTGACGGTAGCAAGCGCGTGACCAGCCGAGTAGATCGGTGCAACAGTGATGCTGCCTGCGCCAGAGCCGTTGAGCAAGACATCAGCCAATGCAACGAACTGGAACAACGAACCTGTGCTTTCACGGGTCTGTGGGTTGACAGCAAAGCAACCGTTTACAGTGAACACGTCACCAGCCTTGACGGTGTCGTTAGCGCCAGCGCCAGTGATGGCGATGGTGGTTGCGCCTTCTGCCGTTACAGCAGCCGAAGTCGAACCGCCAGTTGCGTCGCGCGTACCAGTGGTGAACTGCTTGATGGACTGCGACATATTGATTTCGTCGAAACCAAGTACGCCAGTACCCATCATGCCGTTCTTGAACTGCTTGCTGATCGTGTCGGTTGGGTTGAATAGACCCTTCATGCCTTCGACCAAACCAGCGTTTGCGGCTGGGTTGACGGTGGCATAACGTGGCGACATCACGGCAGCATTTTCGTTCAGCTTCTGCTGTGCAGCAAGAAGAACAGCCGAAGTAGCTGGCGTAGTGCCGGGCGTGCCGACAGTGTTACCGATGGTCAAGAACGAGTTTGCAACGTCAGCGTCGATGCTCGAAGCAAGCTGCGAGATACGTGGCTTCAGAACACGCTCTGCGAAATCGTCCAACTGCATGGTCAATTCAGCAGTGGTGAAGTTAACGCCGATGTGCTTCTGGTTGGCAACGGTCAGAGTTGTGAACTGCTCGTTGTCGTCCTGTACCTGAAGGGCTGCGCCATCAGTTACAAGTGCGCGGTCTGGAAGACGGATACGCAGGGTTGAACCGATCTTGGCACCTTCAACAGCAAAGCTGTCGTCGTACTGACGGTTTACGTTACGTGTAAGAACAAGGTTGTTTTCGAGAATCTCAAGCGCCTTGCGCGTGATCATGTCGATTGTTAAAATCGAGTTAGACATGGTAATAATCCTAAATTATCTGTTGCGTTGTGCCTCGAACTTCTTGATCTGCCGTAGCCGTTCTGCCTCAATCCAATCTGACGTACTCATGGACTTTACGGCCCGTGGGTCTGTCGTATCAAATGTCGGCGCACCAGAGGTGCGGGCAGTGACAGGTGCAATCGGTGCCGGGGCGTTGGATGTTTTTTTGAGCGTAGGTTCGGCTGTAAGCCGCGCCTCGATCATACCAATTTCCCTAGCTTGCAAAATGGGGTCCATACGCGAAATACGCTGGGCGTCTTTTTGGTTAAGCCCTAAGTGATAAATCACGTCGGGACCAATATCGGACGCTTGTATTGCTAGTGCCATCGCGTCGGTGATTGGAAGGTTGGGGTTGTATGCGACTTGTTCAAAGTCGTCATATTTGTCCCGCGCCGCCTCTTCACGTTCGTGATAAGACTCTAGCATTGCACGTTGCTGGCTGTCCTTTTCACGGCGTGCCAGCAGTTCTTCGGCTTTACGTTCGGCCAAAACCTCTGCGTAATCCTCATAAGTCTCAAATTGATCAGGGGTTATGTCGTGGATCGGCTGCTGCCGTGCCTGCATTTCCTCTGCTCTTTGAGCCTGTTCGCGTTCCCATTTACGCTGCTCTCTTGCGAGTCGTTTGCCTACAATGGCGTCCAAGTCTTCTTGTGTGAAGGTCTTGGGTGCTTCCTGCTCAGCAGACTGCTCTTCCGGCGTCGTGTTTTCTACAGGCTCGATTGCTGCCGTGGCTTCGAGTTCTGGCGCGGAGGCATCCGCTTCGGTAAAGACATTATCGTCCATGTTTAACCCTTAGAGAGTTCCTGATGAGCCGCATCAGTACGGTTGGTGGCTAGACTACATCATTTGATGCAGTCTGGCAATCTTGTTACGCTTCTACTTCTGGTAGTGTTTCTGGCGCAATTTTTGGGTGCTTTGCTGCATACGCAGCTATCACTTCGGCAGTGTGTATTGCGGCGCAGACAGCTTGTACGCGTGCATCTTGGGCGCTGTAGTCATCGCCGGGGGCGACAACGTGATGGTGGAATGTAACGCTGATTTGTTCACCGTCTTCGAGAATGGCGGTCTTTGTGCGGACTTGCACTGCACCCTCCTCAAAAACTTCAATGCTATCGGCTAATACATTTTTTTCTAAGGCCATTTTCATTCTCCTGTTTCCAGCCCAGCTATTTGGCTGGATATTAAATCTATGTATTGCAGTCTGGCAATATCCGTTAAGCGCGGACAAATTCGATTGATTGCACGAAAATATCCGCCGTCGTTGTTGCGCGGGTAAAATAAGCACCAAACAGGCTGCTAACAGCGGGTGCAACTACAGTGCCGACCAGCGTTGTTGTGTAGCTTGGTAACAAGGATACGGCGGTCAACGGGCCACCAGCGCCGAAGCCGACAGCGTAAGAAGCGTTTAGCGTTTCAGATGACGGTGACCGAGCGGTAATGTAAACTTCATAGCTTACACCGACTTGAAGCGGATGCAAAACGGTTGCGCTCACCTTTGGCAGCATAACAAAGAAAGGTGAGTTAGCCCCTGTCATAGTCGGTTTAATGACTATAGAGTCGCTCCCATTATATCCACATTCTTCGCCAGCGTCATTTGTGAAAAATCCTGCGTTCGGGGCTACATTTGACGCACTCAGCGTTGCGCCAGTGAGAGTGGCGACAGCGCGTTCAGTGTTGCGAAAGCCGTTATAGTTTGTGGTTGAAGGCACAACTATATCATAGTTGGCTGTATGCGTTGGGTTAAACACAAGGCTAAGATAGCTGCCTTCAATTTTTAACAGCTTTCCTTCAACCGCCGGAACACCTGTTGTCCCCGGATCATACAGTTTAACACTGCGTGCTGGGGTGTCGCCATCCAGATAAAATACGAAGTCAGTGTACTCACCTTGTCCGTCTGTACGGTTGTCTACACATACAATCGTGAACGGTGACGCAGGAACATTTGCGCCATATTGCGGGCATCCAATGTTCGTCATATCAATAGCGCCGACGGCTGGTTCACCAGCAGCCTGTTCGATATAGTTATTGTAAAGCCGCACATGGAGAGAACAGGTCTTAATGTGAGTTCCGCCAGCGTCGGCCATAACCAAAATATCGTTGTTTTCGATATGGTTTTGCGAACCGAAAGTGCCTGTGCTGATTTCAAGGATGTTATAGCTGGTAGCGTATGCAATCCTGTTTACAACTACACGGCCAATGTCGCAGCCCTGCATCATTAAGTTAATGTCAAAACGTTGAATTTTGCAGTTTTCGATTACAAAGCCGAATACTTTACTCATGGAAATGCCAGTGCCGACACCGTCTGAACGGGCAATCAGAGAGCAGCTACGGATGACAGGCTTCATGATAAACGGTGTAGGGCCGACTTCGGCAATCGTTTTGGTTTCGTCGTTAAGCCGAATTGGAAAATCAGCCGAAAGACGCAGATTTTCAATGGTAACGCCGTCAATCTGTTGAGATGGAGCGGTAACATCCTGAACCATTTGAAAAATGCCACTGCCAACAACAGCGTTATTGATTATAGAGCCGTCATCAAATTCGCCGCCGTTCGAGCCAAAAACGTGTTGGCCGGGGCGCAACTGAATGGGTGCAGTAACTTTATACACGCCTTCAGGCACAAACACTTCTAAGTTTGCCGCAACCGCAGCAACGAAAGCTGCCGTGCTGTCTGCAACGCCAGTAGAGTCAGCGCCATAGTCCAGCACGTTTGCTGGAGCAGACTTAATCATCGAATATGTGGCTTTGGTCAGCGTCATGTTAAAACCTTTATATCGAAGTTATAGTCTGCCAAGCAGCGCCCGAATAAACACAGAGTTTTGAAAGTGTCGTGTCAAAAACAACAGTTCCAGCCGAAGGTGTAATTGCGTTCTTTTCGGTGCTAGTCATGTTTGGAAAACGCACACCCTTTGTCGTTGACTGAACGTCAAGGATAGCCGTTGCGGCGGGTGTAGTTGTGCCAATTCCAAGGTTTCCAGACAAATCAAGAGTCATGGCTGTAGTATATGAAATTGCATTTCCAGCAGTTCCAGAGCCAGCAAGTTGCCATTGGTATCCTACACCGCTGAGTACCCGAAAGCGTTGCGCGGTATCGCTAGAGATATAGGTATCATTAATAGAACCGTTATTAACAAACCATGTCTGTATGTTTCCGGGGACTGAATAGGGTTCAGAAAAAATTGTTCCTGTAGTGCCAACGGATATTGAGTTAGCAACTTTTAAGTTGCCAAGCGTGTCTAGCGTCATACCGTTCGTGTATGTGCCGGAGACTTCGGCTGCGTTGTCAGCAGTAACCAGCCATTCCCAGCCAGCGCCGCCTTGCGCCGCATCACGCGATGCACGCATAAGAGCGCCGCCAGCGGTTCCAGATCGGTTTACTTCAAAGCCAGAATAATAGAAAGAACCTGAAAGTTCTGATGTAGCGCGAACTGTCGTGTTAGACGCGCTGGACTGAGCGTGTACGCGAGTAGCTGGCGATGCTGTACCAACGCCGAGATTGCTGGCAGTGTCAATCGTCATGGCCGTAACAGTGTTGTTTACGCCAAAGCCCAGTGGAATGGAACTGCCTGTGGTGATGCCTTTGGCAGTAGTGCCAATTACGAGGTTGCCCGCAGAAACAGTGACATTTCCGCCAGAGGCAAAATACATAC